ATAGAAACTTTATAGGATTTGAAATAAACGAAAAACACGCTAAAATGTCAAATGATAGGGTACAAAATATATTACGTCAGCCGTCTTTGTTTGTCGGTTCGTAGTATTGCCCATAACGTTGGGTATATGACCAGTAGCGGATTAAATAGTAATAACTTATCAAATTAGTAGAATGAATATAGAAAGAACAGAACTTCAAAACAGCACGGAAACCGCTATTGGTTATATACCGTGTTATGCACAGGTTTTTTTAGGTGATTGTTTGGAACAACACGAAAATATTAAAAGCGGCTCGGTTGATTTGATACTTACCGATTTACCTTTCGGTGTTGTTAAAATGAAAGAAAATGCAGGAAACTACAAAGTATTAAATACTGCTGAACAATGGGATAAAATTATTGATACAGATAAAATAATGCAGATTGCAAATAGAATCCTCCGTAAAAATGGTAAGATGATTTTGTTTGCTCAACAACCATTTACAACTGAACTAATAACTAAACAAATTGCAAACTTACCACATAGCTACAATTTGATATGGGAAAAGAATGATTTTGCAAATGGACTTGGAGTAAATAAAGCGTGTGTTTCGTTTTATGAGGATATTGTACTTTTTAGTAAGAACCATGATACAGATGATTTACACCCACTAAGAAACTATTTAAAAGATTGTAAGATTAAAAGTGGATTAACAAATAAGCAGTTAAATCATTTATTTTCTGACTATTATAATAAGCAAGGTTGTAAAGACAGAAGCGTTTTAGAGCATTATTGGGCTGCTGCACAATTTACAATGCCAACAGAAGAAATTTACAAAGAAATATTACAACCTACTGGTTTTTTTACAATACCCTACGAAGAACTGAAAGCGATAGATGAACAATTTAAAAAAGAATTTGCAAGCACATTTAACCTTTGGGAAGGCAACAAATACAAAAGCAACATCCTAAAATACAAAAAAGATTACAACGGCTACCACCCCACTCAAAAGCCAATTTTATTGCTCGAAGATTTGATAAAGACTTTCAGCAACGAAAATGATTTGGTGGTGGATTTGACAATGGGAAGCGGTTCAACTGGAGTAGCTTGTAAAAATACAAACCGAAACTTTATCGGAATAGAAAAAGACGAAGCATATTTCAAAATAGCAGAACAGCGAATAAATGCACGAACGCTGTTTTCTTAAACTTGTGCATAACAATAGTATTTACGAATAAAAAAGCATCAAAAAATGGGCTTAGTTCCTGAATATAAGAAAGATAAAAGAATAACAATTGGATTTGATAATATTCAATTTAAGTCTTTACAGAAATTAAAAGAATATGATGTTAATATAAATCAATTTATCAGATTAGCAATAAAAGAAAAACTAAAACGTGACTGGAAAAGTATTAAGGAGGAAAAAGAAAGAATCAAGTTGCCTTTTTAATTTTTTTCAGTAAAAATAAAATAAAAAAATATTTGTTTTAAATATTTTCTTTCTTATATTTGCATAACAAAAAAACAAAATGACTATGAACAACAGGGTAGAACAAGCAAAAGGTGCCATTATGATTTTCTTTTACGGAATGGATACAGAACTTGGGATTGAAGGTATAAATTTTGAAGTAGAAGAAAACGAAAAAAGCATCACAATTTCAGCAACTACAAAAAAATACGGATCACACGAATCCGTAAAAATCCTTAATTCTGAATCGGATTTTAAATTTTCCAAAGAAGTTTGGGATTTTTGCGAAACAGTTTCAGATCGTAGGGTTGAGATACTAGAAAAAGAAGAGGAATATGACCAGAATGCCTACGACAATGCTATGGAGGAAAAATATGAATCTGAAAAACATGAAAGAAATTAGAAGAATAATATCAGACTCTCGATTGCATGATGGTCTGATAACTTTGATAATCGCTTTTTTTGTGATTATTACAATTGTAATGAATTTAATCAATTTTTTTAATCAAAAATAAAACAAAAAATAATATGTCAATTATCGCAAAAAACAACGGAGGTGGTTTGAGTTTTGACCCAGTACCAGCCGGTTCTTACCCTGCAAGATGTTACTCAATGATTCAAATAGGTACAATCCTTGAAAATGTCATGGGTGTTGAAAAGAAAATGCACAAAGTACGCATTTCTTGGGAATTGCCAACAGAATTAAAGGTATTCAAAGAGGAAAAGGGAGAACAACCTTATTCACTTTCAAAAGAATTTACGCTTTCGATGCACGAAAAGGCAACATTAAGGAAATTCTTGGAGTCATGGAGGGGTAAAAGTTTCTCGGAACAAGAGGCCGAAGCGTTTGATATTACAAACCTTATAGGAAAGCCATGCATGATGTCTGTTAAGCACAAGGAAGCGAAAAACGGTAATACCTATGCAGAAATTGCAGGGGTTAATCTTATGCCAAAAGGAATGGAATGCCCGCCACAAATAAACCAAAACCAAATACTTTCTTTTGATGATTGGAATGAAGATTTATTTCAATCACTACCGGACTTTATCAAAGACAAAATAAAGTTAAGTGATGAGTATAATTCAATGATGTGGCCTTCTGTTACCCATGCCAATAAAGAAGCCGGTGAAGATGATGATTTGCCATTTTAATATTAATAACAATGGAAGAATTTAAAGCACATTGCAGTAGTCTTGGGACAGTAATGCAATTAACTTCTTTAACGGATAATCAGCTACAAAAAATAGCTGATTATTCAATCAAAGAAAAATTGACAGACAAACAAAAAGAAGATTTTGAAGCATTAAAATTCAGGCGTGATAATCCAGATTTAATGGAAGGGGCAAAATCATTATTGAGGGAGTGGTATGCTTATAAAAAAGGCCTTGATAAGGGAAAAGTTTTTATAAAAGAAGCACAAAAAGGAATATTGATGGAGGATTACACTATTGAATTAATTGATAATGTAATATTTGGTAGTCAAGGACTTGAAAAAAATAAAGAATTTACCTCTAACGAATTTATACAAGGAACTCCAGATGTAGTAGGTGACGACTTTATTTTAGACGCAAAATCTCCGTGGGATTCAAAAACATTTTACAAAAAAATAACCGATCCTATTGATAATGATTATGTGTGGCAAATAAAAGGCTATTGTATTCTAAAAAATAAACCAAAAGGTATTTTGGGTTATGGGCTTGTAAACACTCCGATTTATACATGCTTAATGGCATCATTTCAAAACAAGCCATTTGATTATCTTGAATTTGAATCAACATATGAGCATATTGAAGAACAAGAAAGGGTATTGGCTTATAGTATTCCAATTTTAGAAGAAGATGAATCAAAAATTGAGTTTTCAATAAATAAATGCCGGGATTATCTTGATTGGTATCATTCAGAGGTAATATCAAAACTTGGAACTGTAAATAATTTATGAAACTATTTCTTCAAAGAACAATATCAGGTTTAAAGCCTTTGTACGATTCAGACTTTGAATTGTACAAAAAAATACCTTTTGATGTTCCTTTTGAATTTGAGGTAAAAATTGGGAGAAATATAAAGTTTCATAAAAAGTTTTTCGCAATGCTTAATTTGGCATTTCAGAATCAGGAAGAATTCAAGTCTTTTGAAATATTCAGACAAGCGGTAATAATCGGAGCTGGGTTTTACGACAGGATACAAAGACTGCACGGTGAAGAGATAATAGTACCAAAAAGTATCTCATTTTCAAAAATGGATGAGGAAGAATTTGAAAGACTTTATACGTCAGTTTTGGATACTATCATTGACTATTTCAATTTTCCTAAAGCTGAAATTGTTGATGAGATAGCAAAATTTTATTGAATAATTACTATTGTGTGAGCTATAAATGTGAAAGTCAAGTTGCACATCCCTGCAACCGTTACAGCCGGTTTTAAAACAAAACAAATTAAACAAAAATAAATTATGCAAACAGAACTTATCAAAATTGAAAACTTTGAATTGTCGCCACTTGACAATAAAATCGTATCAGAAATAAATGATTTGATTGAAAAAGTCAAACAATACGAAAAAGATGAAATTCAATTCAAAGTAAACCGTAATTTTCGTTATAATCCCGGAAATTCAATGACGGAAATAAACATTCAAAATGCAAGTATTTCCGAATTGATTGACATTACATCATTTATCAATTTCAAAAGCAGGGAATACGAAAAAGCAGCCGAGGAAATTTTAGGATTGTCAAATTATCCTGCATTCACCTGGTTAGGATTTACAGCGGATCAATGGTTTTATGACATTCAAAATGTAATTGCCAATGCCGAAAAGCAAAATCAGAAACTTTCTATTGAATTAAGATTGAAAGAACTTCTAAGCGTTTTGCCGGAGGATGTTAAAAAGATACAGGTTTTAGCAAAAAAGCCTAAATTTGAGTAAATTGTTCATAGTTCATATAGGGTTGTTGATTACTCGCTACTTCGATTGAGGTAGTGAGTGCAAGTTCCGAAAGGGAGTAAAGTTCTTTAAATAAATATTTATTAATTTTTAAACTTAAAATAAAATGAAAACTTGCACTAAATGTGGAATTGAAAAAGATTTTGGTGAGTTTGGAAAAGAAAAATTAGGCAAAGATGGTTTAAAATCAAGTTGTAAAATGTGTTTAAATTCAAAAACAAAAATTTGGAAGTTAAAAAACAAAGATAAGTTACTTGAAAATGACAAACTTTGGAGAAAAGAAAATCCAGATAAAGTAGCTTATAAAAGAAAAAAGTATAATTCAAGCGAAAAAGGCAAAAAGTCAAGACTTGAATTTGTAAGAAGACTTTCAAAAGAAATATACCCGTCTTACGTTAAAAAATGCCTAATAAAGCAAGGATTCAAAAAAGAAGACATTGAACAAAACAGTGAACTTATTTTATTAAAAACAATAACAATTAAAACAAAAAGATTATGCAAAACATCACAGAATTAAGAAAAGCATTAACAAGGAATTATGCTGAAATGGAAAATGGATCAATGGATTTAAAATTAGGGTCTGAATTGTGTAACGTTGCTGGTAAGATTATTAATTCATTAAAAGTTGAATTAGAGTACAATTCTTTAATGAAGAATAATAAAAAAATTGAGTTTTTAGAAAATAATCAATAAAACAAAAAAAGCCCGAAAAACTCCGGGCTTTAATTTTTTAATAATGGTAACATTTAATTTCGCCTTACAAGCACCTTTGTAACTATTCGGCTAGATTGCGTTCCTGAAGGTGTCACAACTACGCGGTAATATTGATAAGTAGAAGGCACAACCGTAAAGCTCGCAACCTGACTCGCTACATCAGTCAAAGTAAATGCCGTTCCAAGTGTTCCCGACCAATTGACCCCATCAATACTACCCTGGAGTGCAATAGTCCCGGCTGCAGTTCCTGAAACTTTGGTAAAAAGTGATTGAAATGTAACATGAAGGTTTGACCCTTGCACAATACCGTACTGATATTTTACGGTGGTGTTTGTGACGGTATCAGTCACAGCATGAGTAGGAGTACTCAATAGGTTACCAACTGCAGCATAGGTAATTTTAGGGCCAGTCGGAGCCTGTGCCGAAACATCAAAAGAAAAAATAGCAAAAAGCCCGACAAAAAGACTAAACAAAACTTTTTTCATTGCAATAAAAATTTTAAATTGTAAAACATTAATTTTTAAAAATTATCCAAATTTCATAAAAAAAAATGGAAAAGCAAAGAAAACAGCAACCTGAGTATGAATTACAAAAACAAATATGCCAGTGGATAAGTTATCAATACCCTGGACTACTATTTTTAAGTGATACAGTTGCATCTGTTAAACTAACAATGCAGCAAGCATTAAGAAATAGTCTTATACAAAAAAAAGGCTTTAAAACACCAGATTTGCTTATTTTTCAGCCTAACAATAAATATCATGGATTATTTATAGAGTTAAAAATTAAAAGCCCATTTAAAAAAGACGGTGAAATTAAATCTGACGATCATTTAGAAGGGCAATTGTCAACAATAAAAGAATTAAATTCAAAAGGATATTATGCTTGTTTTTCATGGTCATTCGAAATGACTATTGATATTATAAATAAATATATGGATAATAAATTGTAACAAGTAACTCCAAAAAGTAAATTTTCAAAATCCTGCATTTTTTGTGGGATTTTTTTATATTTGCATCGGTCAAAAGCGGACAAAATGAAGGGAGGCAATCAGGATGAACTATATAAAGGGAATTCACCTGAAAAAAACCTTTTAAAAGCAAAAATGCTTGAAAGTGTTTAGCCTCAGTATGTAAAAACAGTAATTAGATTCAAAAGACACCATCACCTGATTGATTGGAAACAATTTAAAATTAAAAATTAAAAATAATTTGTTTTTAATCTTGTTATTGGTAATTTAACATCATAAAAAAAATATGATATGTTTAAAGAATTAGGTTTTTATAAAGAGTTTTATTCAGAAGGAAAATTGATAGGAATTGCAAATTGCGAAAAAGACAGAGATCTGGTAGGATACGAGGGAAGAAAGAAAGAGGTTTTTAATACTGAGTTAGTTTTATCAAACAAAAAGAAAATTAAACCAAATTTAGAATATACTACAATAGTCTACCCTTTATGTGGAAGAATTAAAAAGTAAAATTATGGCTTCAGGGAGTGGTAAATTTGATAGTTACAATAGGGGGGTAAGATTAGGATATATTACCCCAGCACGGAGAAGGAGAGGGCGTATAAGAGGTGGAGCAGACAGAGCCGCTCAATTAGCTGTCGGATTCTAAAACAACGTAAATACAACGTATGAGAGAAATTGAAGGCCGTAACGGTGGAAAATTAAAAATTCCTGAAAAAGGAGAAACTAATAACCCAAACGGAAGACCCAAAAAATCTTTCGCTTTGTTAAATGATTCTCTAAAAAAAGAGGGTTATCAGCCTTTGACTAAGTTACAACTTACAGAGGCTTATAGTCTTTTATTGTCTATTGACGAAGAAAAAATTCAAGAATTAGCAGACGATGCCACACAGCCACTTGCAATAAGGCTAATTATTGGAGAAATGACCGACCCACAAACAAGGGGCAGAGCAATCCAAGATATGAGAAATTATTTATTCGGAAATGCCACAACAACGACAGATATAACTACGAAGGGCGAATCTATAAACCATGTAAATCCTGCCGAAATAATGGAAAACATAACCAAAGTGCTAAATGGAGGTTCAATTCCTAAGTCGTGAAATTGAAGAAAGTTTAAGTTATGAAGCTGCAATATATGTTTCTAACGAACTCAAAAAGTTAAAAATAATACTTGCACCAAGTATTTTAAAAGATGTTTTCTTTGATTTTGAAAGTCCCTATGTTATTTGGTATGGTTCGAGGGTTTCCGCAAAATCTTACTATAAGGCTATTCAGATGCTTTATAAATGTGAGAATCAAACGTATTACAGAGGCTTATTTGCAAGACAAACACAAAAAGATGCCAGGGATACACAATTCCAGCTTTTCAAAGACATTATTACAAAGTTTTATCCGTGGCTACAAAATGACTTTCTAATTAAAGAAAGTACAATGTCAATTTTGCATATTAAAACAGGACATTTCATTAAAGGTGCAAGTTTTCAGGAGCCTCCACGTTCATTAGCCGAATATACCGATTTTTGGGTAGATGAACCTATCACAAGAGATGCTTGCATAGATAGAGCCGATTTACTTGATATTTCAGGAACTTTGCGTAATAGCTTCGGAATGAAGTCACAAAAACATTTGACTTTTAACCCGATTTCTGAGGATACTTTCATTTATACAGACTTCTTTTCAGATAAGAAAGTATTCCCAGCTGGTATTACTTTAATGAACTACCAAGATAATCCATTTTGCCCCCCTGAAAAAATCGAAGAGTTTGAATTTATTAAAGAAGTTGACCCCGACAGATACGAAGTAGATGCACTTGGTAAATGGGGAATTGTTAAACCTGATAAGCTATTCTTTTACAATTTTGACAAGAAAAAACACGAGGTTGAGGATATTGAAATTAATGACAACCTACCAATATGCCTTAGTTTTGACTTTAACGTAACTTTATCATGTTTGGCTGGTCAAGTATCAGTTTATGATAGATATGTCAGAAAAATAAAGGAATGGCACGATCCTAAAACGCAAATGGATATTCCCGAATTACTTTTTGATATTGTGGAATATTTTGGGAGAAATAGAACATACTTAATCACAGGTGATGCCTCTGGTAATAATAAGAGTGCATTTACTGCCGGTCATGCTTCCGGGTTTTCAATAATATTTTCATGGTTGCAAGATAACGGAATTGATTATGAAGACCATGTGCCGAGTGTTAACCCAAGCCATTACAATTCCAAAATAATAAATAACTCACTTCTTAGGGTTGAGCAAGATATTAAGTACTCACAAAAAGAATGCCCGATAACTTTAAATGACATTAAGAAAATGGAACAAGATAGCTCTGGAGGATATAATAAGAAATTGGCCGAGGCAAAAGGATACGGCCACGTTGGAGACTGTGAAAGATATTTCAATCATGTTTTTTGCTATGACTTATGGAATGAATATGTCAAGATTGATTAGCACAGAATATTATTTTGTAAAAATGCCATTACTTCATTGTTAAGTATCAACAAATGCAGTAGATTATTCTGGATTTTCCTTTTCTATTTTAATTTTTTCTAAAATAAATTTGTCTATAACTTTCCTGCATTCAGGATGCAACGATTCAGGGACTCGCATCGAAAAAAGTTTTGACTTTTCACCGTATGAAAATTTTCTTCCTTGGTTTCTTCCTGAACCTCCGTGTTTCTTTTCGCTCATAACTTTTCTATTTCTTGTTTTACTTCGAATAATTCAGCATTTTTAACTCTGTAATAATCTTCATTTAATCCATTTAAATACAATTCACCGTTTAGCTCAATAAGTTCGTTAATACAAATCAATGCACATTGTTTTGATAAACTATATGCTCTTGGATGATAATATTTTATATCATCATCAATTACTACTGACGTGCCAATAAACTTATCAACCAATTCTCCCGCTTTTTCTTTCGGTGTCTGTGTCATAATTCTGTTGATTCTTTAATTAATTCCCTTGTTTTGTTTAAATTGATAATTTTAACCCCGGCCATGTTTATTACAATTGTGCCGGTTTTTGTGGCTACCTGATAGCCTGATTTTGTTTTTGTGTAGGTGGTCATTTATTTAAAAATTTGATTCATGATAAACTTCAAAGCTGCCATTTTGATAAGCCCTTACAAATCGCAACTTTTTGCCATCGCCAGACCTTTCAGCAGAACAAATAATATTATTACATTCGCTGATTATGATACTTTCGCCTTTTTTTAGATTATTTATTCTACTTCTCATTTCCTTAAATATTAACCCCTGTTAAGGGGTGGTTTGTTATTTTTTAGTCCACAAAATAGCACATCCACAACAGTTATAAACTTCAATACCAAACATAGAATCGTTTTCAACAAATGAAAAATAATTTCTTGAACCGCCAACACAATAAACGCCTTTATGTCCAATCGCATTTTCTTTTTCAACTTTTTGAAGATTTCTTTGTGATTCAACTACCATATCATCCATGCCTGAAAAATGGCTTAATTCCTCAACAAATAATTCATCTGATTTTTTTATAAATGATTTTAATGTTGACATTGTGATTTTTTTGTTTGATAATTCTTGAGCTGTCATTGTCTTAAAAGTTTTATTGTATCGTTAATATTATTCAAAATCAGTTCCGTATTTTTCCCACATTTCACCATAAGAAAGGTTATTTTGTACCTTTTTGCCATTAACCAACCATTCGTTTTTAGGAAGAGAATTTACACAAAGAGCATTTTCTATTTCTTTTTTCGTTTCATTCATTTGGGATTTTTGAACTTCACAAATTTTGAAATATTTATTATCTAAGTAAATAGAGAAAGTAACCCAGTTTTTGCCATTAAATTTATTATAAACAGTGCCATTAAATTTTTCGCCGTTTTCAATTCTTTGTTTTGCAATTTCGATATTCTGTGTCATCTCTGTAATTGTTATTGTTTGATGATGTAAAGATACAACCAAAATTTGATTATGCAAACAAAATCAAGATTATTTTTTAAGTTTTTGATAAAATATTTCCTTTTCACCTGAAAATAGTATATTTACAGTAAATTTTACAATGAAAAATAATGAATGATTGTAATTGTGAATGCGTTCAAGGTAATTCAATTTCTGTTTGTACCGAATCTTTAGTTTTTGACATAGGTATATTAAATGCAGCAAAAGAATTATTATTTCATATAACCGGAAGATCAAAACGAATTTATGCTATCCAAGTTTTATCTGATGAGGATGGTTTTGTAAATATCCCTACCGAAAATTTACCGGCTGGATACATTTCGATATTTTCAACAAAGAAATATAAAGTTTGGTTTGAAGATAATAATGGTGAAACAATTCAAATAAAAGACACAGGGAAATTTTGTATTGAATTTTCGGCTCAATCAATCATTGAACAGGTACAGATATAATGCAAGCGATAAGTTTTAGGACTAAATCATGTGGAAGCATTAAACTTTGTTACGTTAATAAATCACGTGACAGAGATTATATGACAATTTTAGATAGTGTGTCTGAAATTCCAACCCCGTTTAGACCAAATGCAATTTATTTTGTTCGTGATGGACTTGCTTTTAATATTTATGAGGTAAATTCAACAGGAACGCAAGTTATAAGACGACCTTTTTTAACACAAAATATTTCAGTTGTTGGGTTAACAGAGGGAATGCACGTATATCACGATCTTAATACAATGAAACTAGAGGTGACATTTTATGATGCAAATGGGCGACAAGTGAAAGAAATGGATTTTGAGCCGGTTAATAATGAAATGATAGCGGTTTATTTGCCTTACTCAGACCAACCAATAGAAGATACATTTACCGGTGATATTTACTTAAAAAAACGAGATTAAACATGAAAAAAACAGTTTTTCTTTTACCATTTATTTTATTTTCAATTGTTTCTTTTGCTCAAAGACAAAGAACTACATCTCAATTTGACGCTGACACTGTGACAAATGCAAAAGCTGGATTCTACGGAATTGGAATTAGAGATTCACAGCCTTTTTTGATAGATTCAAAAGATAATACAGATGCTATGCGTTTTAAAATGGAACATAAATACATTGTGGGCGTTCAATTAAATAGTTCTGATAATATTGAATACCCAGGAGGAAGTTATCAAGGTAGAAGATCTGAATTTGTGTCATTAAACAAAGATAGCCTAACCGTAACTTTGCCAAATCAAAATGACACTTTGAATTTTGGAAGAAATATAACTTTTACCTATTTTGGATTTTCAGGATCATTATTTAATTATTATGATACAACTTATTGTGTAAAATTTTCGGATACCATATTTGTTTTATCTGGTGATAATACATATTTCTTCACCCCAGGAACTTGTATTGGCAGTATGACAACTGCACCAAATGCCGTAAAATATGGAATTAAGCCTGGTGCTAGTTTTGTGATTTCGGAAATGGACAGGAGGTGGTATTTACATTTTAACGGAATTGATTATTAATAAAAAAATAAATAAAACATGAAAAAAGTCATTTTAATTTTATCTGTAATTTTCTTTTCATTTATCACTATTTTAAATAGAACAGTTACAGGCACAAGTACAACTATTGCAAGCGGTGATGACAATTATTTAATCGTACATACCGGAGCCAGTGCAACATATACATTAGGAACTGTTTCGGATGGGTTTTCTTGCAAAATAGTAAATCATGGTACAGGAATTATTACATTTAGTTCAGGAATCACAACTGCAAACGATCAAACAATTACGATATTGCCATTTTCAAATGGTGAGATAGTTCCGGGGCAAATTGGCAATCAAATAACTATTGCGAAAATTGGCGGAGTTTGGAGAAGTATATAAATTGGTTGCCGATGGACCTTATTGTTATGTTTTAGATTTTGAATTAAATAAAAAAATTGAAACAAAAACCTTAAAAAAAATAATAGAATCAAATCCAAATGTTTTTTTGAGGATAAATAGGAAAGAAGCAATTAATATTAATTCAATTGAAAAAATAGAAAACAATTTGATTTTTACAAAAAAAGACGAGGTTTTAAAATTTTCACGAAGAAAAAAGAAATATTATGAAAGCATTGATTTTAATTTTAACGCTAATTTTTAGTTATTCAGTTTCATTTTGTCAAACAATAAAAGAACCTGAAAGTAAAACTATCACAGTAAAAAAAGTTGTAAAAATAGGCACAAAATTCTACATTGAAGAAAGTCAAACTACTACTAATTATGTAGAATTAACTACCGAAAAATTGTTGGTAGTTGAAAATGATGACAAAGAACTTGAATCAGATGAGAAAGAAAAGAAAAGAATATCTGATGAGACTTTAAGGCGTAAAAATGAAAGGATAGAAAGAAATAAACTTTTAAAAGATGCTATAAAAAAGGGTTTTGAGCCTGAAGTAAAAACTATTGAAGAAAAAGAACGTGTAGAAAAAATAAAAGCCAAAATTGAAAAAATAAAATGAATCATTTAATCAACATAATTCTAATATCATTGTTTTGTTGCGGATGGGTAAAAGTTATCTCAAAAGATATGATATTTGAATTTATTGGAATAGGGCTTGCAAAATTGCCAAAAGTAATAAATAAGCCGTTGGGCGGTTGCGTTCCGTGTTCAGCAAGCATAATTGGTACAGTAGGATATTTCATTTTGATATTCGCAAATATCATTCATTACTCAATAGCATTGCATTTATTCTATTGTATCAGTTGTATGATTGTGAATTTGATAATTTGGTTTTTGATGGAATATCTTGTAATTTCGGTGCAAATTAAAAGAAAGCAATTAGGTATTAAACTATAAAATATTAAAGTTATGGGAAACGTATGGAGACCAAGGCCAACAGCAAAGCCAACATCAACAGCAAGTAAGCCAAAACCAAGCAAGCCTGGGTGTTCGAGTTGCAGATAGTTATTTTTGTTTTATTTAAGGTTGATTAATAGACCATAGCAAATACCTTGAATTATTTTTTGAGGTATTTCTTCATTTTTCAAATAAATGTTTCAAAATGGATAATTGTGAAGTTCTTAGTTGTTTTGATAATCTGATAGGCATTAAAGGATGCCACGATGAATCTATTTGTAAAATTTGGGTTAATGATTTACCTGGAATAAGTTCTGAATTGGTGGATAAAATTGCCGATGGTGATTCTGAAACCTATGTAGATGTTTTTAACAAAGCAAAAAGAGCCGCTATAAATTCATTGAAAGATGATATTTTAGATGTTTTATTAAGAGACAAAACGAGGGTACGATTTAATGAAACAATTTACAATTCTGAAAAAGCAAGATTGATAAGGCCTACTGGACTGGAAACATTTGAAGGAAAATATTTTGGCGTTGTTTTCACAACTCCATTTTCAAAATATGTTATTGCCAAATTTAAAGGACTTTCTGTTTATCCTACCAATAACATTTCTGTAACAAAAAAACTTATTGATTATGAAACAGGTGCCGTTCTTTGGCAGGGAGACGGAGCTTTTGAATTAGTACCAAATCAAATAAACAATATAGAATTTGATTATAGCATTGATTGCAACAATCTTAGGGCAGTTTTCGCGATATTAGAAGCACAAAACGGACAAGATATTTCATTTTCATTCAATGAACTTTCTTGCAATAGATTTAAGGAGTCAAAGTGTCATTCGTGCGATCCATGCGACGCAATTTCAGGGTCAGGTAATGCAAATATAGATTTAATACCTTATGAATTGATAGGATTAGACCAAAATGATTCATTCGGTATTTATCCCTTTAATTCAGATTCGATGGATCCATCATTAGAATCACTAACTGCAATAGATTCATTTATTTGTGCAGATATTGATGTAATTTGCTCGATAGACCAATTTATTTGCCAAAATGCTGAAAGGTTAGCAAATTGCCTAAATTACAAGATTGGAGCCAATATTTTGCAAGCAAAATTAGGTGGTTACAGGTGCAATAATTTTGCGAAAGGAAATCTTGAATTTACAAAAGATACGAAAGATGAATTTTTGAAAGAATATATGAAAATTCTCGAAAAAACAGCACCTAATCTACCAATGGCAGATGTTTCAATGTGTTGGGAATGTGATAGTCAATATGGTATTTATCCTACTAGTTTAATATGACAGACAAAGAAAAGTTAATAGAAAAAAATGTAATTTTGAGAAAAGAAATTGAAAAATTACAGTTTGAATTAAACAATAAAGAAGCTGAATTTACTAAGAATCAGCGTGAAATATTCAAACTTTCAAAACCGGAAAATGAAAGTCTATAAAGTAAAAGACGATGTTTTATCTTATAAAAAAGACAGCAAGCCTTATGTTTTAAAAGGTGATTTTTGTTATCCAATTTCAGTACGTGCCAATGTTTTGATAATGGGTAAATTAAAAGTTGACAAAGAATCAAAGCAAAGGAAATATATAAAAACAGATATTTCATTTTCGACTACACTTTCAAATTTAACCTTCTTTGAAGAATGGCAGGAATCAGAATAGAATCGGATTTTGAAGGTCAAATACTAAAAGTTTTGACGGCCATTGAAACTCTTGATAGCGTGGCTACTGAAAAGGCATTGAGAGTGGCCGGGCATGATGCAGCCGTTTTAGTAGCCGATAGAGTACAACAAAAAGGGAATAGCGTTTCAGGGAAAATGCGGACAAAAAGCAAATATGCTGATGGAGTTTATTCTAAGGGTCATAAAAAAGCCAGGTCAAAAGCAAATTTGCAAACTGGATTTGTAGATTTAACATTTTCCGGTGATATGATGCGTAGTTGGCAATTGATAGGATCAGATTCAAAAACGGCTGATGTTGGTTTTATTTCAGATACTGAAGGTCAAAAAGCTGAATATTTGGAGGCTTATTACGGTGAAATATTCAAACTCAAAAAAGAGGAAGAGGAAATAGTGCATGAAACATTTGATAATGAAATTGAAAATCACCTAAAATCAATAAAATGAAAATAATAACTCAAATAAACGATAAAATCAGGGAATTATATCCGAATTGCGATGCAAGAAATGGAATTGCAAAACAAATCGTAAATGGCGATGATGGATTAAGGGTTGCCATATTTGAGGATAATGATGAACCTTCTGTCTTTGTTCCTGATGATGAATATGAAATTCAGGTAGCTCATATTATCAATGGAGGCCGGGCAAATAATGATTCAAAATTCGGAGAAATGACGTTTACCGTCGAAATGATTGTTATTTCAAAATTTGTTAAATTTTATCATATTCTTGACTTGTTAAATCGAATGAATATCAAAGCTCAGGAATTTGATTACAATACTCAATCAGTGCTAAAAAAAATAGGTGCCATTGAAGATTATCCAGAATTGGAGGCCTATTCAATTTCTTACCAATTTACCGCAAGACCAGGAGACTTTGGAAATTGTTGAATTATGGAAACAAACACTTTTCTTAAACACGGACAGTGGGAAAAAATAAAAGAGATTTTAAAGTCAAAAAAGACTGTTTATTCAAGACAATTATCAATAAAAAACGGATGTTGGATTTATGACACAAAATGAATTTTTCTTAAAGGAAGCAAAAAAAGAACTTGTTTTTTCTTGTGGTGGAGTAGATTACTACCAATTCACAGAAGGCGGATTGCCGATTTATTACAATAGATTCCGGGAGTTCCAGGCTACAATGAACCGGCACGAGGAATGGAAAGTCACCAATGAGGTATTTACTGAATACCTCGATATGATACAAAAATTCGCCAAAGACACAAAACTAACAGCAGAAAGAAAAGTTGCAGAAATTGAAAGGATTACCGAATTTATAAAATGGAGGCGTGAACAAAGTAATGAATTGATGTTGGTGTTTGAACTTGCATCTGTTTGGTACTTTGATGAATCAGAAGATCCAGCAGAATATTCAGCAGAATATGCCAAAGAAAAAATTAAAAATTGGCAGAGTAATAATAATTTTGCAACAATAGACGGAGTAAAATTAGAAAGTTTACTTGGTTTTTTTTTGCGGACTCCATTAAACAAGTTCATAAACTTCATGGACTTATCCGAGGCTGGTACAATGACATATTTACGAAAACTGTACGAAACAGCGTACAGCCATTCTCTACACAATTCTTTGATGTTATCAGAGACAGAGAAAGGGATGAATATAGGGCAAAATATAGAATCGCTGAAGGAGACGTACTTAGGATTGATCGGATTAATAGATTCAGAGTTACCGAATATTACGACCTCTTGACAGCGAAGATAAAAGAATCTGAAGAATCTGAAAAGCAACGAAAAAAAGCAGAAAAAATAAAATAAAAAAAGGCATCCTCACAGAAAATGCCCTTAGTGTTGAAAAATTGCTTTAAAAAATTATAAACCGAGACAAATATAATAGAAAAAAATCTTTATTATGGATACTCGGATTAGATTGATTGTTGAAGGGCAAGGAGTCAACGAAACTACAATTGACCTAAAAGAACTATTGAACGTACAAAGGGAGCTTGTAAAGGCTACCAATGATTTACGTTTGGCTACTGAAAAGAAATCTTCCGATGCCGTAAAAGCCACAAAAGAAGAGATTGGGATAATAAACAACCTAAAATCAAGCATTGCAGAATTAACAAGATTAAGGGATTCATCTTTAAATACAGCAGATGTACAGAGGTATAATTCACAACTTAAAAGCCAACAAGATGAATTAAGTAAACTTACTTCAATACAAAAACAACAAACAGTACTTTCAAAGGAGCAAAATGCACAAATACAGGCATTAACAGCCAATACAGGACAATCAAATTCAATGTTTAAAACCCTATTGACAACAATGGGGGCATTGTTTGCAGTTGATAAAGTTTTAGAGTATTCTAAAGCTATGCTAGATAACACAATAAACACACAACGACTTGATATTGCATTAAAGAATATTTCAGCATCAAATGCCGATTATTCTGCAAGCATGGAGTTTTTGAATAAAACATCCGACAAATACGGACAAAATGTAAATAACCTCAAAGAATCTTACATTCAATTTATTGCTGCATCTAAAAATTCAAACCTTTCTATGATTGAAAGGCAAAAGATTTATGAATCAGTAATACAGGCCGGGTCAACATTGCAATTATCTTCTGAAAAGGTAGAAAGGGCTTTAAATGCAGTTTCCCAGATGTTTTCAAAGGGAAATGTGTCAGCAGAGGAATTAAGACAGCAACTTGGTGAACATATTCCAGGGGCATTTGGAATGATGGCTCAGGCATTAGGAGTAAATGAGAAGAAATTAAACAAAATGCTTGAGCAAGGTGAGGTATTAGCAAAAGATGCATTGCCAAAACTTGGAAAAGTTTTAACAGAAACTTATGGTGAAAAAGCACAATCAAATCTTGAAACAGTAGCCGGGCAACAAAATAGGGCTTTAAATTCATTGACAGAATGGCTAAAAAGAAAGAATGAGGATTTAGGGGTCACAAACAAAATATCAGGAGCTTATAAATACCTTGCGGATAACTTTGATAGCCTTATAAATGTAATAACTTCACTATCTGCGGTTATTGCTTTAAATACGGCTCGAAAAGTAGCATCAAATGCCGTTGACCAAATAAAATTAATAAATCTTGGTCGTGAGGTTTTAGCAAAACAAGCTGCAAGTACGGTAACATTAGAGTTAACAGCAGCAGAAACCGCAGCAGCAGCTGCAGCAACAAAATTCAATTCGGCACTATCGGCCGCACCTTGGGGAATATTCTTAACAATTGGAGCGGCTGCATTGACTTTCTTATTGGATTACACCGATGCACAAAGACGCTTCTATGAACTTTCAGAAGAAGGCGTAAAAACAACGGATGAAAGTATTAAAATGGAAAAAGCACACGGCATTGAACTTGGAAATAATATTGAAAGTATCAAAAAATTAGCATATGGAAATGAGGAAAGAATAAGGAAGGTAAATGAGTTAATGAAACAATATCCTCAATATTTCCAAAACCTCACAGCCGAACAAGTTTCAAACTGGCACTTGAAAAATGCCTATGAAATGGTAAATAAAGAGATTCAGACAAAGATTACTTTAATGGCTCGTGAAAAATCTATCGAAAAAACAACTGATAGATTAGCTACTATTAAAATGGAGCTTGAATCAATGGGGGTGATGGTAAATTCTGTTCAGGAATATTATAAAGTACAAAAAGAACAGGGTAGTTGGTTTGCATTAAATGCACCAAAAGCAACTGCATTGTTGAGAGAACAGGCAAAACTTGAAGACCAATTAAGGACAACATCTTATAAACTTTCTGATGCTAAAATAAATCAAATGAATGTTGAATTGCGGGCCAATAAAGCAATGTATGAAAGCAAGCAAATTACGTTGGAGCAATTCAAAACAGAAGCAAATCGGATTCAGGATACTTATGGAATAAAGGTAAAATATTATAATTTACAAAAAACAGAACCTCCAAAAATTGCAGATATAGAGACAAAATCAAAAAAGGAGTCTCTTACAGAACAAGAGAAACTTGAAAAAGAAACAAGTGAATATATTAAAGATTTAAAAGAAAAAACAAATCAGGCTATTTCTGAAATTGAAAATAGAGGTGAAGAAGAAAGGGCATTTGAGCGTGAAAAGTGGTTAGATAGAGTTCATAAGATTTATGTTTCCACGTATGAAAAAATTAAACAAATAACTGATTCTACATCAAAAGAAACAAAAGAAGCATCAGAAAAATATTTTGAAGATTTAAAAAATAGGATTGGATCTGATTCAGAGGAAATTAAAAAACGACTTGAAGAACTTTTAAAACTTTTAGGAAATACAGAAACTACATGGAAGGATTTTTTAAAAGACAATATAGGATTAGTTGATGATTTAACAAATGAAATATTTGATAGTCTTTTTTCTGGAACAAGGAAAAAATATGAAGAAGAGTTAGACAATGCATCTACATATCTTGAAAAGTTTTACGCTGAACAGAAATTAAAAAATGTTCAATATGTTCAGGACATAATGAACACAGGAATAAAATTTGCTTCTGGTGATATAGCAGAAGGAATTGCAGGATTGGTTAATGTTACATTACATGGAGGCGAAGGGCAAAAACGAATGGGTGAATTTGTTGCCGCTATTGATGATATGAGACAGGCTATTTATGAGGCATTTTTATCATTACAATACGGTTTAGAAGCATCGACAGAAAGAATTAAAATTGTATATGCCGAACAAATAAATCAATTTGCCACGTTAGATAGCAAATCAAAAGAAACGGCACAAGGGAAAATTGATTCTGAAATTAAATATGCAGAACAAATTCAAGAAACATATAAGCTAAACGTAAGCAACGAAAGTGATTTGCATCAAACAAAATTAAATAATATTGATTCCGAATATAATGAAGCCGTAAAAAAGATAAATGACAAGTATAATCTTGAAAAATCACTTGCTGACACTGCATTTGGTGCAGCTTCATTAGCTATACAGGAACAAACCAATCAGCAATTAATTGCATTATTGAAAAATCAAGATACAAGACTTTCATTAGATGCTGATTATAATGCAAAAAGATTCTATATTTTTAATCAATATGCAAGTCAAATAAAGGATATTACTCCTGAAATGTCACAGGTCGAAATTGACGGCATAAATGCAGCCATTCAAGCCAGGGATAATGCACTTTCAGAAGTTGAAAAATGGTTACAAGAAGAGTTAAAATTTGTTTTATCCAATGAGGAACAAAAACGCAAGGAATATTCAGCTACCGAAAAAATTATCAAAGATGGTGAAGATGCAATTGAGGCTTTAAGGATCGAATATAATGCAAATGAACTCGAAAGGCTTACTTCTAAAAATTTGGCAATCGAGGCAGCTGAAAAAACAAAAAATGCAAACATTGAAATTGAGGCAGAAAGGCATACTAATTATCTAAAAAATTTAGAACTAGAGAAAGATGCAGCAATTTTACAAAGTTTTAATAATGTAAAAGAATTAATGAAATCCGGGTATGAAGAATTATCAAAGGCTGCATTAGATGCATATCGATTTGGAAAAATTGGATGGGATGAATATTTAGCGACAATAAAAGAAATATTATATTATCAAAGCATAATGACAGGTAATAAAGTAAATCCAAAAAACATAAATTTGGATTTTACTGACACAGGTATTCCTGCATTTAACCTCGGTACCGAAAAAGTAGGAGGCAAAAAAGGAGTTGATAAGAATCTTGCATTATTGAGCTATGATGAAGGAGTAATAAGAGGCGATTTGAATGAAAAAAGACTTAATGCTGGTCTAAACATGAATAAAACCATTGAATATGCCGTAAACTTCAAATCCATGTTGGATAACCCGGGTTTTATGCCGTTACAATTAAAGTCAAGCATATTGCCTAAATTGGAAGAACGTGCAGCAATGCAATATTTGTTAAACATGAACATGGTGCCGGTTGTTGATGAATTGAGAGAAGTAAAACAGGCACTAAGCAAAATTCCTATCCAAAATTTCACACTCGATGAAAACGGTTTGAACAAATTTGTGAAAAAAGGAAATTCAGTTCAAAAATTAAGAAAGAAAAGATTTGAATAATGTACAAAGTAATTTTAAACGGAACTGAAATACAACAGCCGGAGGAGTTGGTAAACCTAATATTCAAAAAAGAATATTCAGAAATTTTTAATGGCTTTATTGTTGGAAATTCGGGATATTTAGAACAATTAGGAGGTTTGACTTTCTTGCAAAAAGAGGCAGTTGACATCATCAACACAAACCTTAAAAAAGATGGGATATTAGCTACAATTCCAATTGAAATATACTATTGTGACAGATTAATATATTCGGGCAATCTTGACAATTCAACTTATTCAAATTTTGAATGTTGCAAAGTAAATATGGCCTTGTCAACTGATAAATTAGGTGATATTTTGAACTCAAAAAGAAATGTGATTTATTCTTTAAAACCTACACGGAAAATATTACTACCAAAAAAAGATTTTTCAACTTCTGGATTATATGAGATTTCGGAATTTTCTCATTTTAAAACTTCAGCATCCGGGGTGCATTTAAATTTAGGAGTTCCTTTAAAGTCTGACGGTAAATCAGTCGGAATGGTTGATAGCTCAATTGCCGATGGTACAATGTATGAAGCTCAATCGGATTTAAAACTTAAAATATCTGGAATAATTGCATGGGAAGAAAATAGCACAAAAGACTATGATTTGATAATGATAGTCAAAGATTCGGGAGGGAGTATAATTTCAACAACTGTAATTCAAAGTTTTGTTCATACAGGGTCATTAATTCAAAGGCAATCTATAATATCAAAAGAACTTGATTTATTGCAAGGATATAAAGTATCGTTTTGGCTGCATGATTCAACGGTTAACACTCCTTTTGAATTTCACTTTTCTGAGGCAACATTTTTGCAAATCATAGATACCCCTGGTGAAGAAGTTCCAAATTCATATTGTTATGGATTGACAGCTTATGAGGCGTTTATTCAAATAATAGACAAAATCAGTCCACAACTAAAATTTAGGTCACAATTCTTTTCATTATTAGGTGGGATAAACGATTTTATTACTTCCGGGAATAATATCAGAGGAGAATATTCCGAAATAAAAGTAAGTTTGCAATATTTGTTTGAAAACTTCTCAAAACTTTATGACCTTGAATCTAATTTGACAGGTGACAAGTACAATGTTGAAAAGTGTGTTGATAACCCTTTAAATTGTGAATATCTCAATGCCGTAATTTCAAATTACAACGAAAATGCAGATATTGACAGGCTTTATTCGAGCGTAAAGGTAGGATTTACAAATTGGGCTACTGACAGCAAAATTAAAGGTTATGAGCATAATTCAATAAGAACGTATCAAAGTCAATTAAATTTCGGGAGCCGCGAATTAGATTTAGTTTCTGATTTTATTACTTCAGGATATGTTATTGAGGAAATGAGACGTATGCAATTTGATGCGGAAAAGAAAGTGAAAGAACATAAATTTGACGATTCAATATTTTTGATTGCATTAAATGACACAATGGAAATGCCGGAACAAATCAATGATTATAACCCAGTATCTAATATTTTAATTTCGGATGGAGTTTACAATTTAAAATATGCACCTACCAATATCTTACGAAACAATTCAAGGAAATTAAAATATCTTGGTGAACTGTCATTTACTTCAGGAGTAGGGAATTATAATCTAACCGTTAATGGCGATTCTGATGATGGTAAATTTAACTTTGGTGCAAATATACCTTTGATTTGTGATTTTGATGCTGAAATAGATTTTGATGACTTTGAAAATAGAAAAGATGCATCATTTGAAGTTTGTGGGGTTGAAAAATCAATGAAAATCACAGATTTACAGGTCACACCTAAATCAAATGGTAAAGGAATTGCTAAATTTACAGGGTATTTAATTTAAGAATATTATGAATGTTAAAAAAATAGTAATTCCATGTTTGTATAATAACCCAGAATTGCAAACTTATGAGAGAAATGAGATTTGCAATGAAGAAGTTCCAGATGATCAACTTGTAGAAAGGGATGTTTTTTTCTATAATATACAAAATATTGGACCAAGATTAGACAAAGATGGAATTGTTATTGGAACTATAATATGGAGTGGGACAAATGAATATGTTTCAAGGCTTTCAAGGTACGAAATTGATGAAATAATCAGAAAAACATTTGAACAATGATACAGGTATTTAAAGAATCAGAAAATCCAAATATTGTATTGGCTCAAATAAATGACCAATTGCGATTCCCTATTGACGCATCTTGGATGGTAAAAGGAGAACAGTATGGATTTCGTATTCTTAAATTGAATAAAAATGAATGCCAGATACCTGATGAATTGATAGAAGTAAATAAAGGTAGTCTAAGGCATTTTAATTGCATGGTTAGTGGTTCTTTCAGTTTGAGGGTTAAAGAATTTTATGCCACGGAAAATAAGCAATTTGCTATTTTGATGGATGGAAAGCAAATCGGAAAGACTTTCAAGTCAAATGCAAATTCAATGCCTGAATATGTTGAAAAAATTGTTAAGCATTTCAATAAATTAAATAGTTGGAATGTTACAAGTAGGGGGAATATAATTGACTTTAAACAAATTGATGATTGTGACAATTGCGGAAAATCTTTAAGTATTGATTTAGGGACTTATGCTAAAATAAATCAAAATAACCCAACGATTACTGCAGAACTTGAAAGTACTTTAGAGATTGAAGGAACAAGATGTTACAATCTTAATTTTAATGGCTTTGTGTCCGGGAATAAAGCCGTAATTAACGGAACGCAATATCTTTGGGGAGAAAACGACACCGAACAAACATTTAAGACTAAAATACTTGGTGAAGAATCGTATTATTGTTTACCTCTAAGCACTGCAATTTCTACAAGTGTACTTTTGGGTACAAAAACAGTAATAAACAAAAATAAGCCAACTTTAAAAGCATTATACGACCATTCGGATGCTACTTATGATTATTATCTTATTTCTTCATTTGATGTAAGAGCCGGGAATATTTTTAGGATAAATGGAACTGAAAAAATAGCAACCGAAACTGATACACAGGGAACGATTAATACTTTCTTTAATTCAGTAGGTGGATATTTTCGTGTAACAAAAGGCATAAGCCTTGCAATTTCGACTACTTCCGGGATTAGAATTGTAGCAAATACAAATTCACCTGAAATTACACATGATATTGTTAGCTACAAGCCAACGCAAGATTCGGATCAATACTTAATCACAATTGGTAGTGATGTAGTGCCAGGGAATTTCTATTACTTAAATGGATTAAGCTACGAAGCAAAGGCTGGAGACACAGCTTTAGATGTTGCTTATAATCTTTACAAGTCAAATTCAGAATCGTTTTATTATTACATAAGAGAAGGTGCAACTTTTGATTATTATGCAAATAAAGGGTATCAAAGAACACAGGAAAATCTTGCAAATGTTGAATTGCTTTGTAATTCAGTAAAATGTTGTAATAAAAATAGCTTGATATTTGACTTTAATGCCAATGAATTAGGATGCTATCAAGGTATAATTTCAAACCGGTACGGAATTGATATTGCCTTTACTTCAATTTTACAGGTAGAAAATGAAGTTGAAGGGGAATTGGTTGAATTTGGTAATAGTTCAAATGCTTATGGGATTGAATTTGATAAACTTGAAACTTTTAAATTGAGGTTGCCAATTTTCTTGCATGATGTTGTACCATTTACATTTGAGGAGGTAAATGAAAATATTAATGGCGACCAAGTGAGGGGTAAAACCGTGATTACGAACAAAAGAAACTTTGTAACAAAAATGCTGGATAGCATTTCACATAACTTCATGGTAAAAGTTTTAAAAAGTGAGTTTTTGAAAATTCAAGGAATAAATTATCAATTTATTGGTGAATACGAAATAGACCAACAAAGAACGGCCGTAAAAGACATAAGACAGGCAAAAGGCCAATTGACAGAATCAGGAAATTCAATTAATAATATGGGTGGGTGTTTAGTTGGGTGTAATTAAATATTTTATTTAAAACAAATAAATCTAAATATTTTATTAAAATAATTTTTAAACCAAAAATAACTATTTTTTATTTTTTGGATATTTATTTTTTATATTTGAATGAAAAATACATTGGCTGTTTAGTTGACAGCGTTAGGCTATACTTATTTGTAGCGAATCTCCAAATATTTATTTTACAAAATTAATATTTTAATGGCTACAATTGGAAGTATTACAATTTCGGGAGGGTCTAAGCCAGACCTGACAATTCCAATCAATAAAGATCAAAATTTAGCATCCGAAATTCAAGCCATACTTGATGCAAATATTCCTATCAGCTATGGATTTCTTTCTTATTCCTTTGATACAGATGTATCATATATCAATTGGCAATCCATAGATATAGGTAGTGAAGTTTCAATTGATTTTAGTGGAATATATACTATTTTAAAAAAAGTAACAGGAGATACGGTAACTAAAGCAGTAACCACAGGGGGGACATACTACGCCGTACCAAGCGATGAAGAAAAAAAATTAGTAGTAAATAATTCATTACAACCTCCAGGGTCTGAGGTTATGTTTATTGATATTAATACTGGAGGGGCATCAAACATACAAATAGGTAAATCTTTCTTTTTAAATAATGTTGATGCCGGATTTCTATTTGTATTAAACAATTTTTTACCAATTTACCGCGATGTATCATTTTCTTCGCCTATTGATTCAACAATAAGAATCACAAAACTCAATAATGCAATATTTGCATCAATTTACACAGAAAATGAAATTGAAGATTCTGAATTTAGGTGTATTCAGCCTGATTTTATAGGGGGAGTTGAAGAAGGAAGTACTTATGTATTAATATCAGCTCCTGAAATTCCTAATGGTGTTAGGATTTATCTTAATTCTGGTGAATTTGGATATGTAAAAGGCGAAAAATGTCTAATAAAATTAGATGCACCTCTAATTGCAGAATCTGAAATATGGTGCTATATAAGTACAGATTCTTGCAATGTGGAATCGTGCAAATATGTTGTAGGGTCTGTTATTTCAGGAAATGCAGGATGTTTAAGCGAAGATGTGAATTTGCCACAAGGTACTTTAGTAGGTACATTTATTTGCTTAGGAGTAGATTATTATGCCGAGGAGTGGGACGGTTACGGGAATAAAGTACTTGGAACACTAATACAGGAAGATTGTATTTATTGCGGTGGTGAATTACCGAATTGTGAGGAAGTGCCATAAAATATATTTTAAAAATGAAATGTAAAACTCCTGAAATATTGGCATTTTGTACCGAAGGAAGCGAAGTTCTGTTAGTCGGGAAAGAAGGAATTGCAGATGGCACTGAAATAACACTTAACACAGGTGAATCTGGAATTACCCTTGATGGAATAGTTGTTATTGGCTTAAACGAGCCTTTAAAATATGGTGATGCTGTTTGGTGTGAAATCGACAATGACGATTGCAAAGCAAGGTCATGTACTGTTTATGTCAATAAAATAAGTACTTATTGTATTCCTGATGCAACCGATAAGCCAGCGGGTGAATTAACAGGTAGGCTTGTTTGTGCCGGAGATAATGGCAAAGACTTGTACAGGATGGTATATGATGGTGATGGTAGTGTTTACCCTGGAATAATTGCACAGGAAGATTGTTTTATTTGTGGAGGGAATTTGCCAAATTGTTTAGAGCCGCCTTCAGAAGTTACCACATTCTATAATATTACAAGTTGCTTGGATGGTTTGACCTATCAAACTAATACGGTAATTGCAGTAAGCAATCAAAGGGTAACTGATTCAAATGGTAAAACTTATAATTGGAATGGAACAACTCAATCAAGTGCGACATCTTATGTAGGGTCGGTTACATTGGTTACAGGTCAAACCGGATGCCCTACAGTTGAAATTGATTGTAGAAATTATGAAGTGACAGGTGGAGCTGGTGGAGGAACATATTCTTATGTTAATTGCGTGGCTGGTACTTTAGCAGGGCCATTTGCAGCAGCAGCAGGTTATACTACTACAATATGCGTTAGACGGAATAGTATAACTGGAACAAATATAACAGTGGTTGAAAAATCACAGTGTTATCAATAAAAATGAGTTTTGGGCAAAGAACTAAATAAATTATTAATTTAAAAAAGCAAAGAAAATGAGTGGAATAAATTCATTGTTATCCTGCATGAATGATGCACCTTGCTTTGATAATGTTTTGACTTCCCCTGGAAGTGAAAAAAGTAATATCATTGCACTTGCGTTAGTCGAAAAAGGACAGCTGGCAGCTAATGACTTTTCTGAGGTTAGCGTAAGATTGACGCCTTCAGTCGCTGACGGTGTTGTGCATTTTGTACGTCAAATGCAGGTATTAGGTAAGGCGGTATTTTTCCCAAGCGGACATTTGAACGGCATAAAGTTGCAGCCAGAGGAGAAAATGCAAACCATCACTTTTGGATTGCAAGATTCACCGCAGCCAACTGGTGAAGTTCTTAACGGGTTTCAGTTTAAGTATGAGTACTTTTACACTACTCAGGGCGTGGAGTGGTTCAACTGGCTACGTCAGAACCTAGGAAAATTTGACCTTGTATTTTGGACTGAAAATTATGTTCATTTTGTTGAAGGCAAAAAATTGACGTTCTTCAATATTGGTGCTCCGATTAGTGGTAATGCATCTGAAACAATCGTTGGTGGATTTGATGTGAAATATCTTGGTGATGGTGAGTCTATTCCTTATGTTCACAATTCAGCGAGCTATCTTGAAGGATTTACTTCTTTGACAATTGCAAATCCTACTATTGATGCCCTAAAATTGGCTAAAGCCAATTGTAGCGATTCAAATTGTAAAACCTATGCAGCCGTTGCATCGGGTACACTTTCGACAACGCTTGCTTTTGATACAGTTAATTTTGAGTCCGTAACTGTGGAACCTGATGTTGATGTAAATGGATGCTTGAAATGGGAAATTTACGAGAATTGCGGAACTACAAAACTTGCGTCTGATGCGTCACCTACCAAAATTGATCCATTGACCGGGGTTGTCACTTTGACAACATTCCCAGCCAACACGGAGAGAAAATACACTGTGGTAGCGATTACAAACAGTTGTGTAAGAGGTGAATTCTGCTTCAAAATCAGAACAAAACCAGCTTAATTTTTAATCTTGATTTGATTTAATTGAAATGAAGCAAAGAAAATGAGTGGAATAAATTCATTGTTATCCTGCATGAATGATGCACCTTGTTTTGATAATGTTTTGACTTCACCAGGGAGTGAAAAAAGCAATATCATAGCATTGGCATTGATTGAAAAAGGACAACTTGCAGCAAATGATTTTTCGGAAACAAACGTGAGGCTAACTCCTTCTGTTGCCGATAGCGTCATTGGGTTTGTCCGTGAAATGCAGGTATTAGGTAAGGCGGTATTTTTCCCAAGCGGACATTTGAACGGCATAAAGTTGCAGCCAGAGGAGAAAATGCAAACCATAACTTTTGGATTGCAAGATTCACCGCAGCCAACTGATGAAGTTCTTAACGGGTTTCAGTTTAAGTATGAGTATTTTTATACTACTCAGGGCGTGGAGTGGTTTAACTGGCTACGTCAGAACCTAGGCAAATACGACCTTGTATTTTGGACTGAAAATTATGTTCATTTTGTTGAAGGCAAAAAATTGACGTTCTTCAATATTGGTGCTCCGATTAGTGGTAATGCAGCTGAAACAATCGTTGGTGGATTTGATGTAAAATATCTTGGTGATGGTGAGCCTATACCTTATGTTCACAATTCAGCGAGCTATCTTGAAGGATTTACTTCTTTGACAATTGCAAATCCTGCTATTTATTTCCTAAAATTGGATTTCCCCACTTGCAGCGATTCAAATTGTAAAACCTATGCAGCCGTTGCATCGGGTACACTTTCGACAACGCTTTTATTTCATGTTGCAGATTTTCCAACAGAAACAAGCGGTGATGACATTGATGTAAATTCATGCTTGACATGGGAAATTTACGAGAATTGCGGAACTACAAAACTTGCATCCAATGCGTCACCTACAAAAATTGATCCGTTGACGGGTGTTGTTACTTTGACAACATTCCCAGCCAACACGGAGAGAAAATACACTGTGGTAGCGATTACAAACAGTTGTGTAAGAGGTGAATTCTGCTTCAAAATCAGAACAAAACCAGCTTAATTTTTAATCTTGATTTGATTTAATTGAAATGTTGACATTCGAGGAAATAAAGGAAATAGTAAAGTCTGCAAATGATACGTCTGCAATGCACGTTTATTATGCAAAATCTATTGAGGTTGCAAACGAAATTAAAGACACATTTTCCGACGAATACCCTAAGTTTATGGATGTCATAAGACCAAAAGAGCCAAAAAAAGATAAAGAATACAGGAAAGCGATTTATAGGAATCCGGTCAAGGGTCACCGAAGCCGGATTCTTAATAAATTAGTAAAAATTGAACAGTCAGAAGACTTTTTAGTTAATTATCCACTTAATGAATCAGGGCAAAATGAATTGATGGATTATTGTGAAAATAATTTTAACGGATATAATTCATTAATAAATTGGATATTCTCGATTGGTCTAAATACCTATTGCGATGATCCAAATGCAGTTTTAGTCATTTTAGATAAAACACCCCCTGAAAGACAAAGTGAAGGATATAAGCCTTATCCTTATTTATTTAAATCTGATGATGTTTTAAAATTTGAAAGAAACAAATATTGTTTGTTAAGGGAAAAAGACTCGATCAACATCAACGAAAATATTTATTATGTAATTGACGATACTAACTATTGGATATTTAAAGAAAAAAATGTAAGCTATAATATTAACCTTGAATTTATAGGTCCTATAAAACATTATTGTGCTGAAATGCCAGCAAAAAAGATAGGACAGCATATAATTGAAGAAAATTCAAAAGGTGAACAACTACTAAAATCTATACTTTCGGATACTATTGCTGATTTTAGAAAAGCAATTGCAAGAAGTTCAGACATGGATATTGAACTAAATCATCATATTCATTCTCTTGAATGGAGGATGGCTCCTAAAAAGTGTGAGAAATGCAAAGGGAAAGGGCATTTTGCCACCAAAGATGATGCTAAACAAACCTGTGATATTTGTGATGGAAAAGGGACTTTGACTTGGGGTGCATTAGACATATTGGAGGTTGATATGTTTGAGGACAAGTTTTTGCAAGGTGCAAAATCATTCCCTTTCAACTCACCAGGCGGGTATGTTCAAAGAAATATCGAAGCATTAAGGGAAATAAAACTTTCGTATCAAGAGCATATAGACAATGGATATGAAAGTATTGACTTTGGAATTTTGCGAAAAAAAGAAACGGCAACAGCAGAAAGCGGACTTTCAAAGCAGTATAATAGAATTGAATTCTCACAGAGGATATATTCTGAAGGTAGGCATATTATCGAAAATTTATTAGTATTCATTTATAAATCGATAGATAGTCAACTATTCGGAATCAATCAAACAAAAATAAAAAGAATACCAGATGTAACAATTCCTATTTCATTTGATGTGATGTCACCTGAAATGGTGTTAGATGAAATTGGGAAGGCAAAAGATGCTGGATTAAGTCAGGAAATAATCGGAGCATTGGAATTAAAATATGCTAAATTGGTATTTGGTGAATTATCGGAAGAAACAAAGATACTTGAAGATGATATTTGGCTTAATCCTGGATTTGGTAAAACAGCAGATGAATTGGTGACTTTGTACGGTGGAGGTACTGGTAGTATTACAAATGCGATGAAGGAGGTTTATTTTATCATTGCCGCTAATTTTAAAGGATTCATCAACCGTGCCATGATGGAGGATTCAAAATGGAATGAAAAAGACAGGAATTATAAATATTCTGTTTTAGAAAGTTATGCCAATGAAATTATCAATAACAGGCCGAAAATGCCAGAATTGCCAAAATTACAAGTAGCATGATATGGCAGCAGAAAAAGAACTTGAATTACTTGAAAAAATAGATACCAAACTTGAAGAAATTGTTTTCAGGTTTATTGAAAATTATAATCTCAAAGTTTCAAAGGAAATTCAAGATGCAATATTGGAATTTATTGACACGCTGGATACTGATTTAGCAGTAAAAGAAAGATTAATAAGGTCAAAGCAAATAAATAAATTTAGAACAGAACTTGAAAAAGTTGTTTTAGCAGGGGCATTGGCTGATGGATATAAACAACTGATAATAGAATATAAAGAATTGGTAGGAATGGCAAATGAGTATTTTTCTTTGCTATCAATCAGTTATGACAAATTGCTTTATAAAGAGATTTACAAAGATTCAATATTGTTTTTGAAGGAATCTTTGACAGGTGCCGGGATAAGTCAATTTGTTGTAAATCCAATTGTAGATAAGCTATATGAATTAAATCTGAAAGGAATCAAGAAAAAGGATTTAAAAGCATTTTTAAAAGAGTTCTTTGATAAAAATAATATCACTAACAGATATATTGAGCAGATTACTACTGATTCATTATATCAAATGACCTCCAATTATCAATTGAAGATTTCGGAGGATCTTAATATTGAATATTATTATTATGCAGGAACTCGAATGAAAACAAGTCGTCAGTTTTGCATTTCACGATACGGAAAAGTTTATACCAAAAAAGAGGTGCAAAGTTGGGCAGAGTTGACATGGCAGGGAAAAGTACCAGGAACGGATAAAAGCAGTATTTTTTATTATCGAGGTGGTTATAATTGCCGTCATACATTAAGACCGATTTCTAAAACATTATATAATAAATTAAAATAAAATGGAAAACAATATCAAAATATGGAGGAAGCCTCCATTGATTAAAAACGTAAAACGCTCGTTTTTCCTTGTAAATGAGCAATGGGTAAAAGACAATAAAAGATTCATCAAAGAAAATGGGCTTGATGTTGAATATCCTGAAAAATTTGAAGAACCAAAAGAAAAAGAAGTAGTTATCCATGAAGTAAAAGAAGATGTAAAAATCACTATTACAGAAGATAACGTGCTTACAACAGAAGAAGAAACAATTATCACAGAAGGTAAAACAAAAAAGCAATCAAAAAAGTAAATAGATATGAAAAAACTCAATAATATGGTTATCGTTGAGCGTAAGATCGTGAACGGTACACAGTCAAAAGGTCGTATTGATGTAAATTTTACAACAAAAAGGCAATGTATGCCAATTGAAAGGGCTACCAAGCTAAAACAAGAAGATGAATTGATGGTACAGGAAAATGATTCTGTATCATTATTTGAAATTCTTGGTGATGCTTATCAGGTAGATGTAAAAGTTGGGAATAAAACTATTTCAAAAATTTTACTTTTGGAAGAAATTGAGGATGAAAATCAAGCAAAAGAAACAAAAGTTTTAAAGATTGAAGAACAAAAAAAAGCTGGAAAAACTGTAAAACCAAAAGAAGAAAAAGAAAAGCAAACCAAAAAACCAAAAGAAGAAAAACCTAATAAATCCGAAATTTCGGAAAAAGTAAGTGAAAAGTTGGACTAATTGAATAAATCAGTTTAATTTTATACAAAATTTTGGAGAAATAAATTTTCTCGAAACAAAAACAAAAGGTAAATATTTTTTTACGAATCAAATTTTTAAAATTATGGCTAAGAAAACATTAGCGAATCTCATGACAGGAATCCTTGAAAGAGCAAAACTAAAAGTAGAGGACAGAAAGTCAATTAAGGCAATATTAGATAAAACAGATGTTGCATCTATTGAAATTGAAGACGAAGACTATGACGAAATTATGGGCAATCTTCATTCGATTGATACAGCAACAACTCTATTAAAGCCTAAATTTAGGGCAGAGGTGTTAGATGGTGTTGATTCTTCAATTCTTGAAATTCTTGGTGATGGTTTGGCAGATTCAGATCTAGATACCATTAAATCAGAAAAGCAGACAGCATCCAAATTGCGAAAAGCATTTGAGGCACAAAAGAAAGCCCTTGAAACTAAAATGAAAGCAGCCAAAAAAGAGGGCGATTCAGGAGAAGAAGAAAAACTCAGAAAAGAGATCGACAGGATTACAGGCGAATTTAAAACGGCTAAAGAAACACTCGAAAAAGAAATTGAGGTTTTGAAAGCGAATCACCAATCAGAATTATTTGATTTGTCATTGATGCAAAAGATAACTTCAAGAGAAGATATTGCAGCAGATTTTAAGACGCAAAGACATTTTGCCCAAAACTTCAAAGCAGACTTAAATGAGTTTATGCAAAAAAATAACATTGCAGTTTCTTTTGTTGATGGTAAGCCAAAATTATTAAATTCTGAAACCAAAACTGATTTTCTTAAAAAAGACTTAACTCCTGGTGATATGGATTGGGTAGTAAGCTCTGTGATTAAGGAATATCAGTATGAAAAGAAAAGTGAAACCCCGCCAAAGGGAGATTTGACAATTGAGAAGTTTCAAGTTGGTAGTCCAGAATATATAAGACAGCAAACGATTGCAGCTAATCAAGCGTTAAATTCCTGAAGGCATAAATTAAAATTTAAGAGATGTCAGAAGTTACATTAATATGCCCAAAGATTGTCAACAATATGGAGGATAGTCTAATGGGGGCTGCTCAAAAAATGGGTAATATCGGAGCTTTAAGAGCTTCGTTGTCACCTCAAAATGGTAGAATACTTAATCTACTTTATCCAGAACGTTCAAATGGAACTGTTTCATTTGAAAAAAATGGATTAAATATTTATCCGACCGTTAGATTACGTTGGAGACAGAAAGCTACTGCAAATAGTGTTAAAACATCGCCTTCGTGTTCAGCTGATACAGACAGAGCTACAGTTGAAGAATCTGTAATTACAATAAGCCAATACGCTGAAGATGGATTTAGACTTGATGAGGCAGCCGCAAATATCATTTGTGATGAATATGATGCAATGCAGGCTATGAGAGCTGGAAAATCAAATCTTCAATCAACGGTAAGAGGCAATAAAGCCGCTACAATAAACGGTGAACTTGCGGATAGAATCGCAAATATTTTGCAAACAGTTGACTTAAATGCCGCAACTGCATTGGTAGATGGTGTTGGCGTTAATAAACTTTACAATAATTCGGCAGACCCACAACCGATGAAGTTTTTTAATTACAATGACCCACAGCAAGGGCCACTCCGTTTTTTTAAGCAAGAAATGGCCAATATTGGCAAAAAACATTCATTGACTGGTAAGCCAATCATTGTAACAGATTCATTTGAGGTTATCAACTGGTTTGAGTTGGTATGTAATGCCGCTTGTTGTTCAGATGCAGGGGTTGATTATTCGCAATTGATTACCCAACAATACGAAATTTACTATTCTGATAAAATCACAGATTTGATTGGTGAAGTAAACGGAGTTACCGGAGAAAATGTAATCTTGTTTTATCCTGAAACATTTTTGACGCTTGCTGTTGACAAATGGAGAAATACCAGGTTGGCGATGGGTTCAAATAGAAAAATTGCAAACACCGAATTTGGGGCAATTGCAGTTACAGAGCCTTCAATGAGGATTGCCGACACTGCTTGTTTGCAGGAAATTGGAAGTCCAAGAATGACATTTGATTTGAGAATCAGGGAAATTGATTGTACTAATGATGCACCTGCATTCTCTACCGACTTCTTAGCTTCTTTGTTATATGAAAATGTAACAGCACCGGCTGATGGTGATGGAGTAACAGGTATATTCCATTATACAGTTGACAGAAGTGTAACTCCATAATCGTAACATGGAATAAAAAAAACGAATATAGCGACCCGATTTTGGTTTGGTCGCTTATTTTTTTACCAAACATTATTTTTATGAAAAAAATACAGATATTATTTCTCATTTTAAGCCTTTCTATTGTGTCTTTTGCTCAAAATGTAGTGAAAGATACATCGAATGTAAAAAAGCCAAAGGAAGGTGGATTGTATTATCAAAAAAAGGATAAAAACCTTTATTTGTTTGTTGATAAATTCAAAAAAGTATCAATTTTAGAAGATATTGTAAAACCTCCTGTTATTGTTCCGCCAATTGATGTAAAACCTCCTATTGTTGACCCGCCTTTGGTGGTGGTGCCTCCGGTTTTGCCTGTTGGAGATAAAATTAAAATTCCTGTTGGAGTGATTAGGTGGGATTCATGGAAAACAGACCCAGGAGGTGACCCGACTACGATTGTGCCGGGATTACGTGGTGCGTTTTCGTTTCCTGAAACGCAAGATTTTGCTCCCTGGTTTTCTACTTTTACAAATCCTGAAAAACTCGTTTTTACGGCATACGTGAAAGAAAATGGTTTTAAGCCAGAAAATGAGCTTAGGCTGAGCTCGGTGAGGTTTGACGGTGACAGACCCGGAGTAATGGAGCAGGAGGTCAACTATGCCCGCAGTTCAGGGATTGATTTTTGGGCTTTTAATTATTACCCTGACGAAGCAACGCAGAGTTATGCAAGAAGGCAGTTTGCGGAGCTTTCTGATAAAAAAGGTATGAAGGCAGCGTATATAACGGAATTGGTAGCACTTGAAGACCGAATCATTGATCATTTTGTGTGGGCTTTTAAACAGGATTGGTACCAAAAAGTAGATGGTAAGCCTTTGATAATTTTGGCCGTTTGGGATGAATCGGAATTTCAGAATCAAATCAATTTTTTAAAGGCTGTAGAGTCCAAATGTGGTTGCAAAACTTACAGTTCTTTACAATCTAATAATTGGGCTGACTGGAAAGCTGAAAAGGTTTATCAGAATGGATTAAGTGCCGGAACTATATATGGGACTTGGAATGGTGTGCCTTATGGAAAAAAAGAACATTCCTTTATAATAGAAGAAGAAAAAAGAGAATGGAATAGTTACCTAAATTACAGTAAAATGGATTTAGGAATAAATGTAACTGTCAGTTTTACAAATCTTGGAGTATATGCAAGTCCTATAAATGGCAGACAGGCGGAATATGTTGATAAATTTAAGAACCAAACTGCATATTTAGCAACTGATTCCGAAAATGAAGAACAGTTTAAAAATGCCAGAGATTTTATTAATTCACATCCTGAAAAAGTTAAATATATGATGTTGTATTCGTGGAATGAACATACTGAAGGAGTAAGGACGGTATCGCCTCGAAAAAAGAGGGACGGAACTATTGACGATAGTGTTTTAAGAATTGTTAAAAAATGGGTTGAATAATGGTAAAAATTTCAAAATACTTTTCACTTGAAGAAATGTTAGAATCGCAAACGGCGATTAGGAAAAACATTTTAGAACAATTTGAGCCGTCTGATGCCGTTGTAGAAAATCTAAAAAAACTTACAAATAAGATTTTAGACCCTATACGTGAAAAACTTGAAAGTCCTATTGTTGTAAGTTCTGGTTATAGGTGCAAAAGGCTAAATAAAGCAATTGGAGGTGCTATTGATAGCCAACATCCCGAAGGGAAAGCAGCCGATATAAAATCTGTAAAACTTAATACACAAGAATTATTTGATTTTATTTTGACGTTAAATTTACCATTTGACCAAATCATTCAGGAGTTTGATTCATGGGTGCATATTTCTTTTGATGAAAAAAGAAACAGGAGGCAGGTTTTGAAAGCCATTAAAAAAAACGGAAAAACACAGTATATTAAAATTTAAACTACATTAAAATGGGGGAATTATTAATTGAAAGTTCGATTCAAGCAGCATGGAAATTAATGGCTGCATTATATATTTTATGTTCTGCATTTGGCGGAGCTTTGTCGGAAGTTGGGTTTAACATCTGGTTTCTATATATTGGCCTTGCTGGTCAAATTATCGCAACTCTGGTGGAGATTCAACAAATAACAAGTAAAGAAAATTATACTTTCAAATTCCGTGCCGGTGCTTTTATCTCAACAATCGCTCAATGGATAATAGGGCCAGTGTTAGCATTATTATTAACAAGTGCATTATTTACAGACGTTTCAGCAGTATCAGGAATAACGGCTTTTGGTATAGGTGCTTTTTGGGAATTAGCGTGGAAATATCTTAAAAAGAAAACAAAAGATACTTTGGGTGATATTGACAATGATGAAGATAGGCCTGGGGGTGGCCCGAGATAATAAGTTTTGCATAATCCTATTGTAATGTTAAAAGGCTGGTAATTTTATCAGTCTTTTTTTATTATAAAATAATCATGTTTTTATTTGTTTTAAATAAGTTATTATTTACATTTGTTGAAAAATAAAACAAAAAAATAAAATGACAAAGCAAGAATTAGAACAAATTGCAAGAATTACTCTTGAAGAAAAAGAAGGCAAACTATATCGCGGCTATCTCGACCTTAGAGGAACGCAGATAACATCGTTGCCTGATAACCTTACCGTTGGCGGCTCTCTCGACCTTAGAGGAACGCAGATAACATCGTTGCCCGATAACCTTACCGTTGGCGGCTCTCTCTACCTTAGAGGAACGCAGATAACATCGTTGCCCGATAACCTTACCGTTGGCGGCTCTCTCTACCTTAGAGGAACGCAGATAACATCGTTGCCCGATAACCTTACCGTTGGCGGCTCTCTCTA